CCCGTTGGGTCCGGTGTCGCAGGGCGCGGATTGCAAGCAACCCACACCCTGCGAGTGGCCACCCCCCAAGGTGCCCCAACTCCGCCCAACCCTCTAAAGGATTGGACGGTGGTTGCCGTGGAGCCCCTCGACCTTCAGATCGAGGAACCACGACTTCCTGTTGGAGCGTGCCCTTGCCTGGAGAGCGTGCCGGGAGTTCACCCGGTCACGCAAGGCAAGGGCCCTTGGGACCCCCTTCCCGAGTCTCTTCGACACCCACTTGTTCAACAAGCGGGAGTACTTGCGAAGAGACACGATCTCCGTAGCGACTGGCGGGAACGGGTCGTCCGAAAAGACCCGTGCCCGCGCGAAGTAGCTCATCTGACGGGCCAAGTGGTCCGTCACGAAGCGCTGCCTCGGGGGGTCCGATTTCGGAAGGGCTTCCCGCGAGAACGCGAGAAGTCCGGCCGAAACCGAGCCCTCCAGCCGCTGTTCCGCCGACTGGCGGGCCTCCCACATTGAGGGATCCCCTGCCTCGACCCACGATGGTGGGCCGAGAGGCACCGTGTCATGGCCGGCTCCGTACAGGAACCGGCCAATGGCAAGGCGATGCCGCAAAGGTGCTGACACCTTTGCCAGGGAACCCCGCAAGGCGGGAAGCCCGGCCCCGCCCAGAGACCTGGGGTAAGTGGGAGGGACGCCAACGTCCCTCGCCGCTGCCCAGGCCCCCGGGCGGAGCGCGCGCAGCACCCATCTACCACGGGTGCAGCGCCCAGCGTTGGAACCAAGGGACTCGTAGGCAGCGCCGATTTCATCGACGCTGTTCGCTACGAGCCCCTTGACGGGGATCGCCTTCGACCAGACTGGAACGTCGCTTCCGGGGGATTTTATCGAGAACGAAATCTCGGTAAAGTTCCCAGCCGTGCGTGATTCGAAGTCCTTACCGGTTGATGGACGCCCGTTGCAACAACGGACCATCTCCCGATAATTTCGGACCACGTCCGGCCTCCAGCGGCCAATCAGGTCATCGCCGCCAATGGCGGCGGTGGCCAGGTTGTCGCTGGACGGAAAGCGACCAGTACGCCGGAGGGCGGACTCGAACCACCATGCGTGGATGATGGACATCAAGGGCCACGAAGGCCCAAGACCCATCAGCACCCCGCAGGATGATTCGACCTCCGCCCCCCAGGGGTACTGGAGGAGCTGCGGCCCCGTAAGGGCAAGCAGCGCCTCGGACCAGAGATCTGGTATCCCTTCCCACCCGCTGATCAGCCCCAGCACGACCTCGCGAACGAGGTCGTGCGGGAGCAGATCCGTTGCAGACGTGAGGTCGGTTGACACGAAGAGATCGCGCGCATCCGAAGATGACGCGACCACTCCGGCAATCGCCTCACGCCGCTCCCCCTTGAGGAAGCGGGAACAGGGGCCGTAACGAGACACTGCCCGAAGGAGTGCCGAGTTAAGGCAAGAGCCGGCCACGGTGGCGAACGATTCAGGCGCGGACACAATCCGACGCTTGAACCCTCGCTCCGCGACCGAGCTCACCCTGTTCCGCAACGGGCGTGTCGCCGTCAGCCAAGCAGCTGCGCGCGACACGTCGGCGGCGCCCAAATTGGACCGCATCGAGTCTGTCTCCGAACGAAGGAGCCAGTCGGTGTAGTCAGGGAAAGTCAGCCCATCCGGGCGGGTCCAGAACTCCTCAGGGAGCTCGCGGATCCACCGGATGAAAGACTGCCTTCCCTCCTCGCGCGTGCCACCGTGACGCCGGGTCGTGCCGAAGCACGCCGCCGGTGTCGGTGACACGGATTCATGGAGATCCGAGCGCTTGATATGCTTGCGAGCAAACCAAGCGCCGAACCTCCGGGCCGAGGCAAGAAGGGCGGGGTCTGTGCGTGGAGAACTGGTCATGGCTTCCTTGTGGGAAGCCAGGGACCTCGCCTCAACGAGGTCGTCTCCAGGTGGCAGGGACCGGCTGAGGAAGGCGAGCTGGTCGAGGGCGTTGAAGTCAACGCTCCCGATCAGCACCTTCCTCACCAAGAAGACAGTCGACGGAAGCAGGGCCGCGCCAGTAATGGCGTGGTCGCGCGCTCCCGCGGCTGCCTTCTTGAGCCACGTGACCGTGGCTCCGGCACCCTGGCACAGCATGGAACGAACAAGCCAGAGCGAGAGGTTTTCAAGCTCTCGCAAGCGCTTGTTCCCCAACCTCGACTCGCCGTAGCGAGCCGGGATTGGCTTCCATGCCGCACAGACCGCGAGAAGGGATTCCCAGACCTGCCCCAAGAGGGACGAGGTCTGGGACGAAGGAAAGGGAAGATTGAGGAACGCAAGAACTAAGTTCTTGCGAGGCGGCACCTGGCCGGTGCCCCCCTGCGCCAAAGCGCGGGCGGGTCCCGACCTCCCAAGTGTCGCCTCGTAAGCGTTCCACCACAGGTCAAGGTTGCCCTTGACCTGCGATGTAGTCTTACGAGACGC